GTTCTACAAGATCAAAACCTAGCCTCTCCAACACAGTATCGAAAGGCTTATGAACCTTGGTGTTGATGGACAACACAGAAACACCAAAGTTTTTCATATCACTCTCAACAAACTTTATCAGCTTAAACCCAACAAGACCTTTACGATAGTCTGGGTCAATATAGATAATGTCGTTAATAGCTACCAGGTGGTCTTTGTAGTGTGGGTGTGTTTTTACGATAACAACAAAGTAACCTACTAATTTCTGGTGATGCCTTACTGTATAGATACCTAAGTAACCAGCTTCGTAGAGAGTCTCGTAAAAATCCCAGTCAGGGTTTAGTTTAATCTTGTCTTTGTTGACAGCAACCTCAAGCCAGTGCTTATAGAATAGCTCGTCAACTTCTTGTCTTACTGTGTAGAAATCTTCACGTTGATAAGAGAAAGCGTTTGTCATTAGAATCTAGGGTTCCTACCTTGGATGATACCCCAACCCAAAAGCAGGAAGTCTTTTCCCTGCTCACTCTCGTAACGGATACGCATAGAACGACCATGGCCACGAACCTTTAGGCGAGTTGTAATGACAGTATCAGGGTAGTCAAACTCGGTAAGATCGTTAGGGTTAACAACAACAGTCTGCTTTAAACGGTAGGCCTGTTGGCTCGTAGAGAAGGTTTCCTTGAAGTCCCATGCGGTGGATACGAGAAGGGATGAGGGCCTCACGGTTTCATATCCACTGATCTCGTTACCAGTAAAACCTTCTTCTGTCAAGCGTGCATAGGTGACAAGGTAAGGTGTATTCTTCTTTGTGACAAGATCGCCTACGAAATCATACCCAGTCTCTGCATACGAAAGGTAGTTTGCGTCACCCCAGTCTAGGAAACCTGTGCTGGTGAAACCACCCATAACCATCTTACTTGCCGATGTGTCACGAACAAGAAGGACAAGGGCTGGATCACCTGTGTTAAACGTAGAGATCTGAGTAGACACCACATCGTCACCCGTTGACAAAACAACATCGTCACCAGCGGAAGTGGTTACGTCAAGCTCTAGGGGTTTGGCACCATAACCAGAGTAGAAGGCAAGGCCAACAACATAGTCAGAGTTGCTTGCTGAATCTTCGATACGCCAAGGGTAGAAAGCCTGGAGTGGAATATCAAGGATCAGGAAGTTATTCAGCTTTGATGTTTTTGTCTCACCGTTGTCAGGGTAAGCCCAGTAGATACGTTTGTTAATACTGTCGTATACACCCCTAGTCGCAAGCTTCTCGTTCTGACCAATACCATCCCAGAAAGTCTGAATGGTTGGCAGAGAGATGTTCTGCTCTACACCAGCCCCAGTCACTTGGTCAGGTGCAAGAGTGTGGATTCCAAAGCGTGACCACCAGAAAGGAGCACTCTCAGCTACAACGAAAGAACCAGCCGACAAGATGCCGATACGAGAGATGCGGCTTACTGCGTAGGCAGAAGCCTTGAACACCCCGTCAACACCGTTGATCTGCCAAACACCGTTGTCAGCAAAAACGTAGATTGACGACTGCAGAGCATACAGCTTCTTGATGTTGATTGCGTCTGGGATTTCAATGACACCACCATCAGTGTCTAGCAGGTCACTAAAGTATTCACTGGTAGGGTCGTTAACCTGGTGACAAACACCAAAGTCTTTATCGCCTTCGATGATCTTAGAAAATAGGATCTTACCACCATCTTCAGAAGAGGAAAGACCTGCGTAAAAAATACGACCAGAAAAAGCCTCGACGCAAGAGAAGCGAGATGTAATGGTTTTATTTAAAGAAGTTCCAATGGAAAAACCATACGAACCAGCATCATCAGCTACAATCTGCTGACGGTTTTGATTGAAGAAGTCTAGGATATAACGACCATTCCCAGACAAAGTAGTGCCACCACCGATCTGCCTTAAAACGTTAATATCAAATGCAGCAGATGTCTGGGATTTGCCTGCGTAGTAAGGAAGGGAAAGGGGAGGGTAGTAATAAGCACCTTGCTGGACTTGGTATACAAGAAGAGCATTGTAGAATGAACCATGGCCTACCTGTCTTTCACCCCAGCCTGAATTTAAGGTGTCATACTTGCGAGTGTCTGGAACAGAAGACGTGGTTGATTCAGTAAAATAAACCGTCTTGTCCGAGCCTTGATACTCAAAGTCACGGATTTTAAACTCGATCTCTGTCGTGGTGAAAGAACCAGAAGTAGAGTCGTAGTCAATAAAGATGGTGTTGATGTCAGGAGAAGAAACAACAAGCTTGCCTTTTAGTGAGGCAAACTGACAGTCACTGTTCTCTGCTCCTGACGAACCAGCATGCTCGTGTGCGGTCAGGTCAACAGAGTTAGCCTGTTGCTGAGCCGAGTAGGGTAGGTCAGCTTTGTTGTAGAAGTATAGAACGTTCTGACGCTGGACAACGAGGAACTCAAGGTCAGGGTTACCACCAACGTTGTCCCAAGTGCCAGTGTTAACACGGTCTGTGTCTGTGACAGAGAAGGTAGAGGCCACGGCGTTCTGTTCGATAACAGCACCAAGGCGACGACGACGGGTGCCATCACGACGAAGGTCACAGTTAAGTTCGTCTACGGATGCACCATCAGGAAACGTAAGTTCCGCAGCCTCGGTAATAAGACCACGGACAAAGTTGTTAACTGCTTTCTGTGTTAGACTTTGCGGCATCTCTTACCTTCTTGCGTTTTTCGAAGTCATCACCGAAGGACTTACGCCTTGCTGCAACAGACTGCTTTTTGTTCCGTAGGTATTTCTCTACTGCCTTCTGTGCGTCACGCATACTAGAGTAGCGTCCACTTAATTCAGCAGGAAGAACACCCTTTTCAAAACGAATGACAAAGAAACGATAACCACCTAGTTCTTTTTCGATGTGAACCTTGGTGGTGAGTTTGTCAGTCTTACATTCACACCTCTGGTTTTCGGTGTCATGGAAGAACTCAACCATTATTTTCTCCCGTAGTGGGGACGCTTGTTAGGACGGACAGACTTATACATATCGTTCTGAACGTAAGACTTTAGGCGACGTGCTGCCTGCTCTACCTTCGGGTCAGAACCACCCTTGAACAAAGAGAAGCAGGTGGACTTGGCTTCGGCCAACAGCAAGGGCAACAATGTGTTGTCGATGTCAGGCTCAAAGGAATCAGTCTGGCTAAACGTAGGGTATGTCGAACCAAAGGCACGGCTCTTGCTGGCTTGCAGCGAAGACTCTACACTCGAATCGTAGGAATTCATAATGATGTATTCATCATCAAAGGATGTGTAGTAGCTTGGTGCTGTGTCGGTGCTGACAAAGATGTCTAGGTTACCATCGTAAGTTTCAACCAACAACCCGTCTTCATTCATGCGATCCAAGAAGACCACAGGATCAACCCAGGCAATATCCCGGAACTCTTTGTCTGCCACAGTGCCGACATTGTATTCAATACGTTTGATTGACTTGGTGTTGGTGGGATACTTAAAGTGTGTGGGCTTGTTGGAGTCACCCATAGCTGTCAGAGCCATAAGCTTGTTGTGCTCAGGAATCTCACGGGCAGCAATGATGTTGTAATACGTATCCTCTACGACAGAAGCAATCTGTTGAGCTTCTACGGTATCAGAGATGCTGTTAACATCCTCTGAGTCCATATCCGAAAGGATAGACTGAACGATCTGTAGCAGGGTTGTCTTCATTATGCAGGTGCCCCATGCACGATCAAGGAAGCTGCGGCAATATCCAAAGTAAGAGATGCATCAGCTTTGACAAAGATTTCGATATAGTCGTTCTGAGCTAACGATGTCATGTCAGACAAAGTAGCGGACTTCCACTCACCAGAGTTAGCTGTAACGATAACATGACCACCGTTCATAACAACACCATTCTTGTAGAATACAAACTCTACATTATGGGCAGAGCCAGAGGCGTTCTTAAAGTTACAGACAAAGGTGCAGTTAGCAGTGATGTTGTCTGTGCCTGTGTAAATCAAACGGGCATTAGGTGTGCTGGTGCCTGTAAAACCATCAGCCAGTGTAGTGCTAAAGGTTGGGTTTAGTGCAGTGAATGTTGTTGTTACTGAATGCTGATATGACGGGGTAACAGAATCAAAAGGAATATACCCATTGATGTGAGCATGGGCTTTAATCCAGTCACCACTACCAGCACCATCTGCAAAGTAAGTAGACCCAGAGGCAGCCGAAGCAATACCTTTAGGTTCGTGTAGGTATGGATCAGTTAGTGTTGAGTGGTTTACGTTAGCCATACGTAGCTCCTATAGGGTAGATATACTATAGCCCCTGCCAAGGTTAAAGATATTATACACTAAAAACTAAGAGTCGTCAATAGAAAAGTGGAAGGGGGCCGAAGCCCCCAACCATTTGTCATTACACGTCGGGGTTCGTTGCGATACGAACAATGCCTTCGGGACGATACAGTTTGACACCATAACGAGCAGTCGTGACATACTCGTGACGCTGGTAGTCTTTGTTGTATTCGTAGTCCACCTCAGGCATCTGACGCCATGCACCCACGAAGGGGTTAGCAACAGCTTGTGCCGAGAAGAACATGTTGACCTTACCGTTGTTGACCGAGAAGTCATTGGTGGTCGAGCCATCACGTTCTGCCAGGGCAGCGTCAGTGTTGTCGGGCAGGTAGTTCGAGGTATACACGTCGAAGCCATACACGTTGGCTACAAAGCGCATGCCAGTTGCTACACCAGCCGAAACGATGCCTTCGAACTTGGGGTTGTTCGACACGTTGACAAGGTTCGACAGGGTGTTCAAGGTGAATTCTACCGAGGGGTCAACGATAGCAACCATTGCCTGATCCGGCACGTTGGCCTTCTTCAGAGCAAAGCGTGCGTAGGCGAAGTCAGCCAGTTCGATACGACCAGCGTTGCCACCCGAGATGCGGTGTGCAATGCCGTTGATTGCTTCAGCCGAGTTGGCCGACACACCTGCTTCAGGTGCAGCAAAGGTCGTGGTTTCGAAGTGCTCCATGATGGCACGTTCTTGCTCAGGCACGAAACGGCTCATCAGTTCGTTGGCATAGAACAAGTCCTGCTCAGCCTTCTTGGTGATGTAGGTCGAGCTTGCCAGATACTTGTCAACCGTGAAGGTGAAGTCAGCGGTTGCCAGCGGATCGTAGGTCACTGCACTGTCTTCAGTGTAGTCACGCACGGTGGTTGCACCAATCTGCGGGATGTGGAAGGTGTCACCATCAGGGAAACCCTCAAGCATACGCACGTAGCGTTGTGCCTGCATTTCATCACGCAGCAGTTCTTTCAGTTCCTGACCCCATACATCAGAACGAGTCAGGTAGTTAATTGCGCTAGTGTTACCAGCCATTGTATTTACTCCAAATTGTTACAGACCGAATTTGTCACCCAGACGAACTTTATCTTCCATTAACTGTTGCTGGACTTTCGGTGTGTAATAGAGGTTTTTGTTTTCCCGACGAAGTTTCTGGTAGTAGGCCCAGTTACGTTCTGTCGAGGCTTGCATATTGACACCCTCAGTGCGAACCGAACCTTGAATCATAGGATTGCTAGGCTGTTTCGGTTTCTCACCAATCAAAGCAAAGAAGGCATTAGGGCTTTCTGCGGCGATGTCCTTCATACGTTCAAGGGACATGCCTAGCTCTTGTGCTTTCTGCTGGACAACAGTCAGGGCCTCAGTGCCAAAACTTTCTTCCAGTGCTTTGTCAACCTGAGCTAGGTTCTGTTTAATGACAGCGTCCTTCTCACGTTGGCTTAGTGTCTTTTCAACAAGGCTCTTCAGGTCTTCCTCGCTAAGGTTTGCAGTGGTGTTCTGATCCTTAACGCTACCGTTATTGTTGGGCACCCCAGTCTTCGCTTCGGTAGTCTCAGCGGCCTTATTCTGGAGTTGTTCAAGAACCTGGGCCTGATACTCCTGTTTCTTCAAGTCCTCTCGCATTTGAGCTAATTGTTCTTCGAGGGTCTTGATATAGCCATCAGCTTCAAGTTTGCCTTTGGCTAGGACTTCAGGGTCTTTCCAGTTCTCTCCCTTTGCCTCTACGAGTTTCTGCAAGTAAGATTCCGATGGTGTGGTTTCTTGCTGCATTTGCTCTGCGTTCTGCTCGGTCTGTTCGGTTGCAGTCCCGTCAGTAAATACCATAATCTATTCCTTGTCTAAGTTGATCAGATCAAGCACCGTGGTTAGTGCTCGGTTATACCCAATGCGATCAGCTTGCTTGTATGCCCACGATGGGCTGTCATAGTCTGCTGTCGGTAGGGCTTCCTTGAGCATTGGCTCTAGGATTTCTTTCAGACGATCAAAACCGTCTTTGTTCGAGAAGAGAACCTGACGAACTTTGTCTTTCTCTTCTTTTGTCTTACAGTCTTTAAACCAAGAAGCTTTCATTACAAGCCTTGTTCCATTGCTACCTGTTGCTCTTCTTCAAACTGAACCTGCGCTTCGGTTGCTACACGCTGGGTCTGCAGTTGTTCCACGATGGTGATGTTCTCACCGAACAGGGCTGGCTCACCTAGCTCGTCAGCAAGGATACGAGCAAACTCTTTACCTGACATATGGGCAGCAATGCTCGGGTCTTGTGCTTTAATCTGGTAGAGCTGCGTCAGGTTCTGGATGCGCTGGGCACGTTCTGCAAAATGACGAGCACCCATGGGAACGATCTTGCCGTTTGCCTTGATGTCTTCCTTGGTGATCTGCTCGAAGAAGAACAGGCCCGAGTCTTCGTTCAGGACACGCACAGTGTCTGCATAGTCCATGTTGCGACGAGCAGCCTCAAGCATAGCGTTCAGGATAGGCTCAAGGAACACACGTTCAAAGTGGGCTGTCTTGTGCTGGAAGATACGGCCTGCTGCAGTCATAAGCTGCTGGACTTCAAAGGCTGTCTTCTCGCCTGCACTACGGATACCCATAGCCTCACGAGGTGCACCAGCCATCATCTCCATTTTGTTCTCTAGGTTCTGGATCTGGAAGTCTGCATTCAAAGCAGTCGAGTCTGGTGCTAGGTAGCCTACGTCACCTTCCTCACCCATGTAAATACGTGCTGCAGGCTCAAAGTCAAAGTCTTCTACGTCACCACGAATCTTGATTATTGGGTAGGCGATTTGGTCGAACACATCCGCTTTAAGGTTTTCCAAATGGTCGATGCGGTATTGCATACCCACGAGGTTATCCAGCGGCCCCATTGCATACAAGTTGTCAGGACGTTCCCGCCAGCCTGCGTGGAAGATAGGTGACTTACCCAACCAGCTAGGGTTCTGCTCATTGTTGAGAACGTATGCACGATCAACAACAGTAATGACACGATTCTTGTGAAAAGTTTTTGTATCTTTGTCATAGATATCACCGTAGAAAGTCAGAAGCTCTACGTAGTTCGAGTCGTAGTATTCTTTGATGCTAGAGAAACCATCAGCAATAAAGCCTTCCGACTTGCTTACGTCTACGTCTTGGATAGCTGACGAAGAACGGTTGACCATCATCTTGTCAAGAACGTCCTGCATGTAGGCGTTGTCAACACTCTCTTCAATCTTACGTGCAATCTCACCAATGGTTACAATCGACCGGATGATCTTCGGGCTTTCCTGGAAGGTAGGTGCCAGAGGATTAAAGCAGATATCGAAAGGGCTGATGCGGACTAGTTTCGGACCTACGTAGTTGACAACAATCTCGCTGTCCATTTCGATGTAGTCACGAGTAAACTCTACGGTAGCAAAGCAGTTGCCATACTGGATGTAGTCGTTCAGGATGCGGCTTACAGTGTTCTCAAAGTCCGACTGACGGATCTTGTTCTGCATGTAAGCTTGGATAACGTCACGCTTGCTTTTGGTGTCCGACTCTTGGTCTTGTGCCTCAAACCGGAACCACCGCTTCTGTGGGAACAAAGCTGCAAAGTAGTTTGCGTGCAGGTTGTCTGCAATCTGTGTCAGCTTTGGGGTGGTGGTGCTGTTAGTCCAAGGCAGCTTACTGTTCGAAGTTGTCCGGGTGTCGGTAGCGTAAATGTAGTTACGCAGTTCTTTCCACTCTTCGATCTTCTGACGACGTGCGTTATTCCAAGAAGTCCACTGCTCAGAAATCTCAACGGCCATGCCGTGAGGGTCAATCATCATCTCAAGATCAATAGTTGTTCCAGCCATTAGAAGCTAACTCCACCGAATCTCTGGTTGAACTGCACCACGTTGCTTTTCTGCCTACGGACAGAACGAGCAGGTTTGACAGCCATGTCTACAACAGAAGCTAGAGCATCAATAACGTCATCGTGCGGAGGGTTACGAGATGACAACTCTTCTTCTAGGATTTGAGTATTACCGCCACGGTAGTGCCAGATACTCAAGTTATCATACCGAGGCTCAAGCACAGCAGCTATACGTTCCTGCTTGTTACCTTGGTTTTTGTTTGGTCTGTATTCTTCTATACTGATTGACAAACCGTGTTGCTTGATAAGTTCTTTTAGCTGCTTAACGATGGCCATCTGGGCTACCGTTGTTTCTGCTCTCATCTTACGGAACGACCACTTGTTTGACAAATGAAGGATGTGTTCAAAGTAGTCAGAGATACGGTCAGTTCTAAAACGATCAATATCTAAAACATAAACATTGTTGTCTGCGTCAATACCAACAACAACGATTGCCGTGTAGTCAGCTTTCTTGCTAAGGCTAAACGCAAAGTCAACAGCAGCAAAAACATTCAGACGATTGTCACGGAAGAACCAGTAGCCGTTCTCTTGGCGTAGGTGCTTCTGTTCGTAGTATTGGAACTTGTCAGAACCAACAGGAACATTGTCTGGGTCAGATGGGTCGTTGTAATAC